CCAAACCCTGATAAGCCTATTCTGGACTTGATAAAAACACCAGAAACAGTACCATCACCTGAGCCTGCTCCTGCTCCAGCACCAGCGCCAGCACCCGCTCCTGCGCCAGAACCGGCTCCCGCTCCTAATCCTGACCAGCCAATACTTGACTTAATTAGTCCTCCTGCGGAGCAGCCTGCTGCTCCAACACCTGCTCCCGAGCCAGTTGTTGCACCGCAACCAGAGCCTGTCCCTGCGCCTGTGCCAGAGCTAACACCAACGCCGGAGCCGACACCTGAGCCTGCACCTGCACCAAATCCCGACCAACCTATCTTAGATTTGTTGAACCCGCCTGTTGAGCAGCCTACTCCGGTAGAACCAGCGCCAGAAGAGCCAACACCTGTTACAGAGTTGCCTCCTGTCACTGTAACGGCTGAAAAGCCAGTTGATGTCACCAGCACCAACATCATCACGCCTACAGGTGACATTACAAAACCTTCGGAATCAACTACTGTAACTACAGCACCTGGTGCAACACCTGCTCCAACAGCAGAGCCTGTTCCAACGACAGAACCAATAACAGAACCTACGCCAGTAGCAGAACTACCTCCTGTTACTGTCACTGCTAAAAAACCTACTGACATCACTGACACTGACATTATTGATGTCATTGGAAAAACTCAACCTGTTGACACAACAACACCTGTTTCACCGGAACAACCAATTACGCCTCCAGTAACAGAACTTCCGCCTGTCACTGTTACGGCTCCAAAAGAAACTGACATCACCGACACTGACATTATTGATGCCATCATTAAGACTACGCCTACTGACAGCACGGCAACACCAGTGGCAGAATTACCGCCTGTTACCGTTACTGCAAAGAAACCAGTTGACGCTACCGATACCAACATTATTGACACTACTGTAAAAACAGATACTGCAAAAGATGAGGTAACGCCAAAAGATGATACTGTTGCAAAAGAAGAAACTACAACAGAAGAAACGCCAAAAGACAAGCCTTACAAGCCAAACTTGTTTATCCTTGGGGGTGCGGCTCCAAAAGCACCTGCATCCAACGCTGTGCTGAGTCAGGCTTTGGGGGTGTCTACAGGAGCAACAGCATCTCGTGGTGCTGGTGAGATAGAAGACCCATCAACGGGCAAGAAGCGTAAGAATGTGTGGAATGAAGAATCACTGCGTCTTAAAGACGCGCTAGGAATCTAATCATGGTATCAGCAGTCAGAAAACTTACCAGTGTTGGCGGTGACGTACGCCAGATTGCTCGGCTCTTGCAAAAGAAAGCCCCGCCAGGACACATGCTTGCCTACATCAACCAAGAGGAAGCAGACCTGCTGAAAGCCCGTGGAGGCTCTGGTGAGCCACATGCTGACACCGGAATTCCGTCTTTTGATGATTATGATTTACCTGCAACCACTGGTGAAACTGAGATGGGGCCACCCGTATCTGCCGCTAATTTTTCTCAAGAAATGGGGCCACCAGCTTCCGCAGCTAATTCTCCAGAAGTTCTTTCCGGTGCTACTCCTGTTGGAGAAGGCTACGCTGGCCCTATTACTGCCACATCAACCAAGGTTGACACTGCACCAGCTTTTGGAGGCACATCCGGTCAATTGCCCTCAGTAGGAGAAGTTCCTAGCAGCGTATCTGCTGCTTATAACAAGCAAACACAGCCTGACCTTGACCTGCTTGGCAAGCTGAAAAGCACCACCGGCCTTGGTGAAGAGTCTTTGAAAAAGCTGGGCATTGGCGGTCTGCAAGCACTTATTGGCGGCTACCAAGCAAACCAAGCAAGACAAGCTGGACAGCAAAGCAAAGAAGAGTTGTCCTCTATGGCTGCACCTTATCGTCAGCAAGGCAGCGACATCATTGCAAAAGCACAGCGCGGTGAACTTACACCTGTTGGTCAACAGCAGTTGCAGGCGGTGCAAGCACAAGCAGCGCAAGGCGCAGAGAAACGTGGTGGTGTTGGCGCACAGCAGTCTATGGCTCAGGTAGAAGCATTCCGTCAGCAGTTGCTGCAACAGCAGTACGACTACGGTTTGAAACTGTCTGGCATTGCCGACAACATTATGACGGGCGCTATCAAGACTGGCATCCAGGCTGACCAGTACGTCAACAACTTGACCAGCAACTATTTCAGCAACATTGCTAGGACGTTGTACGGCACTGCACCGCAAGCTGCAACACCGGCAGCACCAACAGGAGCAGCATAATGGCTACCGCTACTCTTCAAAAACTAACGGGTGTCACCGACCCTATCCAAGAACTCACTTCTAAGCGGGATACCGCTGTGCAGGAAGAGTTGGGCGCTGGTCAGAAAGTCCAAGAGTTAGAAACTAAGAGGGCAGAGTCAGAGGCAAAGCGCACCGCTGAACAAGCACAAGCCAAAGTCAAATCAACAGAAGAACTTACGCAACGTCAGGCAGAGCGAGAGGCTCCTATTCGCCAACAAAAAGGTGAAGTAGACAAGGCTCTGATGGATGAACACTTTGCTCCAACAAAAGAAAACCTGCAAGAACAAGCTGGTTTGTTCTCCTTGATTAACGTCATCGGCTTTGCTATCGGTGCTGGCGGCAAGCAGAACGCCATGCAAGCCATGCACGCTATGAACGGCATGTTGGAAGGCCACCAGAAAGGCCGTGCTGACGTGTTCAAAGAAGAGCAAGTCAAGTTTGACAAGAACTTCAAGGCTTTGCAACAAAAGGCTACGTTCCTAGAGAATGAGTTGCGTCACTCCTTGGAAGAGTTCACCCGCGACAAACGCGCTGCTGATGAACGTGCTGCTTCTGCTTTTGCAGAAGCTGGCGCTGACTTTATGAAGACGTATGCGGAGAAGAACGGTCTTGTTGCCGCTTACGAAAGGGCAAAAGAAGTCAGGAAGTCTCTGGACAAAGCATCACAAGAGCGCTACCACCAACAATTGATACAAGAGACCCGTGCATCTCGCCCTGCGGCAGAATCACCAGAGGACAAGCGTATTGCAAAAATTGGCACTGCTGGGCCACAGTACAACATCTATCAGCAGACAGGAAAAATGTTGCCAGATGCTAAAACCGCAAGAGATGTGCAATCAGCAGCGCAAGGTATCCGCGCTATTGAAGAATTGCAAACAGATTTGCGTGACCCAGAAGTAAGAACGGGCTTGGCAGCAAAAGCAGCTTCTTTCTTTGAAAAGATAGCTTCTCTTGGTAGTTCAGATTTTGAATCTGTAGTTAACAACCAATTGACGGGAACAGACAAAACAACTTTGTTCTTGAAAAAAGCCCTGTTGACAAGCTACGCTATCGAACGTGCTGCGGCTGGTGGCAATCGTTTGACTGTGCAGATGATGAAGCAAGCTGGCCCTGTTCTTGACCCCACTAATTACAAGCCAGAGACATACAACCAGTTGCTGGACAGCCGCCGTAGAGACTTGTACGACACGCTGCATGACAATGGGTTTGACTCCAAAGACGTTAAGAAAATGTCTAGTCGTTCTGAGTACACACCGTTTGGTGGAGAGGCTGCACCAGCACCAGCACCGGCACCAGTAGCAGCATCTAACATTGAAACAGAAAGAAAAAACGCCAAAGCAGCAATTGCCGCTGGCGCTCCAGAAAGTGCTGTAAAAGAGCGTTTCAAGAAAAACACTGGTCAGGAGTTGTAAATGGACGGCTATGAAGATTTAGTCCCCAAGAAAAGTTCTGGGGGAGGTGACTATTCTGATTTGGTTCCTAAAGAGCCAAAAGCAAAGCCACGCTTGCCATCCATGTTTACCACTGCTCCACAGCCAGAGGCAGAGGCAGCAGGTTCTCTTGCGGGTATCAGAGGCTTGGTTTCTGGAGTTCTTGGTGCGCCAGGTGCTTTGGAGTCCATGATTACACCTGAGTCAAAAGGTCAATTCAAAGGTTACGAAACAATCTTTCCAACGCCAGAAAACATACGAGAAGGGTTTTCAAAGCTAGGCTTCAAAGAACCAGAATCAAAAGAATTGAAAGCTGCTCAGATGGCTGGTGAATTTGCACCAGTTGGAGCGCAAGTTCTTCCCTCTGTCATTCCTGCAATTGGACGAGGCATTCCTGCGCTTGGACGAGGATTGAAAACTGCACTGTCAAGCGGCGCTGAAATGCTGGTTGGAAAGACAACTCCATCTGTTGAAGAACTTGCAAGAAAGTTTGAGAGCAAAGGGTTCAAATTTGAGCCTGGTCAATTGCGTGAGAAAAAACCGCTTGGTTCACCTGGCTACTCAACATCTCAAATGCGAAACAACCAAGCGTTAGCCAATGAACTGACCACAGCAGAAACTGGCTCAAAAGCTGGATTCGGTAAAGTCACCAAAGAGCATTTAGAAAAAACGCAAAAAGAACTTGGCAAAGTCTATAACGAAATTTTTAGTAAAGACTTTCAGATTGATGAAAAACTAGCGAACGCAGCACAGAAAGCTGCTGAGTTTGAGGCTGCTGTTGACCCGGCAAAAGTCAACGTGATTTCCAAAACTGCTGACAACATCAACAGGCGTTGGGAAGAGATACAGCGCCTCAACCAAAAGATTGAACCGTATCGGAAAAAGCCAATTGTCCCGTTGTCTGAGCCTCCACCAATGGCAGCTTCAACAAAAAAACAGTGGTCAAATTTGAAGGCTGCAACAGACAAAGCTGCGCCAGAACACGCTGCTGGAATTCAAAAAACCATTGATGAGTTAGCCACAAATCTCAACCTTGCTGTTAAACCAAAAGTTTGGTTTGGAACAGACCGCAGTGGTTCTACTTACGGTATGGCAAGCTCTGATGGTCACATCATCATTAGAGATGGACTTGATAAAAACGGTGCATTGGCAACTGCTTTGCATGAGTTTGGTCATCAAGGCGAATTTCAATTGTTGCGTCATGCGCCTTCCAATGTACAAGCTGACATCTACAAGGCGTTTCAAGAACACCGCAAGTCAATCCCACTTGGCACAAAGACCGTTGAGCAGTACCGTCCTTTAACTGCCAGCAAGTACCCAGAAGAAATTAGAACCTCTATACCAGGTCGCTCTTACGAACAAGAATACTTAAAGAACTTCTCGGAGTGGTTTGCAGAACAAACTTCTCGCTGGATTACAACCAGTAAAGCGCCAACAACAACTGTTGAAAAATTCTTTGCAAACGTAGCAAAGATGTGGAAGGACGTTTACGAAAAAGTTACTGGTCACGTTGGTCTGTCAAAAGAAGTTGAACAGTTTTACCGGACAAACTGGAAAGGAAATCTTACTCAGCAAGCTGTTGCAGAACAACCTGCCGTTGCTGGAATGGTGGGAGACATCAAAGGCAAAGAATTGCAGACATTGCGTAGCAACTTATCTGACCTGACTCACAGATTGGAAGGTCAAGACAAGTACCGTGCAAGCCAATTGTTGCAAGAAATTGATGAAGCAATTGCTAGAAGCAACCCAGAAACTGCTGCTAAGTTTTTGGACACAAACCGAAAGTACGCTGCCAATTCGACTTTGTTGGAACTTGAAAGACGCAACGGAATTTTGCAAGGCAACGTCAGTCTTGAAAAACTTGGCAACTTGACAAAGTACAACCAGGCAAACCATCCTTTGTACGAACTTGGTTTGGGTGGTAGGCAGTTGAAGTTGCGTGGCATGTATGAAGGTGCAGAGCAACCGTCTGGAGAGTTGGCATCTTTGTTAAACAGGTCTAAGCGTTTTGCACTTGGATTGGCTACCGACAGTCCAGCCGCCAGAAGCATTCAAAGAAAGATTAGTGAACCATGAGCAAGAAAGCAAAAGGCATCAACCCTGAGTTGGAGAAAGCTATCAACAGCTTGATGGCATCTGTCACCTCTGACCCCACCGCCACCATCACGGACAAAATGCGGGTGATTGACCGCGCATTGAAGCTGGAGCAGTTGAAACTGAAAGACTCAGATTCAGAGTGGGGCAGTGGTTTCGGGTTAGACGATGATGACGAGAAGTGATAACATGATTACTTCTCAACCAGTAGAGGGTATTTATCATGGATGCAACCACAGTCGTACGCATAGCCTTAGGCGTCATATCAGACAGACTTCTGACTATGCTCGCACTCTTAACTTCGTTTGGCCTTGGATGCTGGACAATGTGGGGTCTGGGATGGGAGCGTGTCTCGGCACTAGCCATCTATGTAGTTTTCGCGTATCTTTTAGTAACCGCAAAGGAGAAGAGTAATGAAAAGCAGAGACCATCAACGTGACCATGACCACAACCAACAGATAGCCAAGTCTGTACGTCCTCAGTTGCCCCGTGACGGCAGCCCAGGGATGACTCGCTGGGAGCCAGGGCAGCTTCCTAAGGGTGGCTATCGCTCTGTGTTTGACTTCTCCGGCACACCCACCTACGACACCAAGCACAGCCCTACCGCTGGCGGCGGCAAGAAGGTGTACTGATGGCTAACAATATCGCTTTCCAAGCCCAAGGAAAGACGTATAAGGCCAACGTCACTACGTCTTCTCAGACCATTGTAATTACTGCTGACAGCCCTTGTAATCAGTTGTTGGTGGCTAATCACCAGCCTACTGGCTCTGGCGGTCAGCCGGTGTACTTCAATGTCAGTTCTAACTCTAGCGTCACCTGTACTGCGCCAGCTAACGGCGCTCCGCAGTACGCCCTAGTGTCTGTGCCTGGTACATACAAAGTGTTCACCATTCCTGCTCAATTCAGTTCTGCTAATGTGTACATTGCGTTTATTGGTGAAGGCACTTCTGAGTGCTACTTTACGCCAGGTGAAGGCCTATAGGCATGATTGACCCGATTACCGCTTTTGCTACGGCGCAAGCCGCCATAAAAGGAGTCCAGGCCGCCATCAAGATGGGCAAGGACTTGCAAGGCATCAGCGGTGATTTGATGAAGTTTTTTGAGGCCAAGGACGTTGTAGCCAAGGCCGCAGCAGAACCCAAGAAAGGTTTTGGCAAGTCAGATACGGCACAGGCTTTTGAGACAGTTCTTCATGCCAAGCAGTTGCAGGACGCCGAGGATGAACTAAAGCAGATGCTCATCTGGAGTGGGCAAGCAGACGTTTGGCAAGCCATTGTTCTTGAGCGCAACAAGATTGTTCAGCAACGAAAGTCAGAAGAGATTGCTATGGAAAAAGCCAAGGCCAAGAAGAAGAAAGAAATTGAAGAAACTATCGAGATGGTTCTTGCGATAGCTGCCGGTGCTTTGCTTATCACTCTGCTGGCTTGGGGAACGATGGAATACATTGACTTTATGAGGAAATGACATGGACTGGCTGACACAACTTGCACCCACTATTGCCACCGCATTGGGTGGCCCTCTCGCTGGTATGGCGGTATCTGCTGTCAGCAAGGCTATTGGCTGCACCCCAGAAGAAGTACAGAACGTCATCAGCAGCGGTAAGCTGGATGCCACACAAGTAGCCGCTATCCAACAGGCAGAGTTGGAACTCAAGAAGCAAGCTCAAGAGATGAACTTGGACTTTGCCAAACTCTCGGTAGAAGACCGCAAGTCTGCCCGTGATATGCAGGCCGTAACCCGTTCTTTCATTCCTCCGCTGTTGGCTGTCGGTGTGACTCTCGGATTCTTTGGCATCTTGTTTGGCCTGATGTACGGTCAGATTCAACATGCCCCTCAGATTGACATCATGCTTGGCTCACTCGGCACAGCTTGGACAGGCATCATTGCCTTCTACTTTGGCTCCAGCGCCAGCAGCCAGAACAAAGACCAGCTTCTCCACCAATCTACGCCATCAACATGACCCTGCTCAGCCCACACTTTTCCTTGGAAGAACTTACTGTCACTGACCACCGTGAGTTTGACAACACCCCCAATGATTCAGAAATTGCCAACTTACTAAGACTAGCTGAATTGTTGGAAAAAGTTAAATACGAACTTTACGACAAGCCCATCATGGTCAACTCTGCGTTTCGGTCTAAAGCGGTCAATGACGCCGTTGGTAGCAAGGACACCAGCCAGCACCGTCTTGGCTGCGCCGCTGACATTCGTGTGCCTGGCATGACTCCAGATGAAGTGGTAAAAGAAATCATTGCAGCGGGTTTACCCTATGACCAATTGATTCGTGAGTTTGACCGCTGGACACACATTTCTGTTACCAACGTAGAAGGTGGTAAACCCCGTGGTCAAGTGTTAATCATTGACAAAGAAGGTACACGTTTGTATGCCTAAAAAGTTTCCTAATCTTTCCGTTGGCAGGGGCGAGAAGCTACCTGTCAGCAAAGGTGCTGGTTTAACCGCCAAAGGTAGGGCAAAGGCTAAGAG